AACTGAAGTTACCGTTCCTGAACCTTTACTGTTAAAAGTAGTCCAATCGGCAGCGCTTAAAGCGCCTCGATTAGTCGCAGAAGCGGTAGGAACTTGTAATGTAATTACTGGGGTAGTTGTTCCTGTAGCAACAGTAGAACTTAAATCTGTGCCTGTAGTGCCTAAAGTTATAGCAGCTACAGAAGTTACTGTGCCAGAACCTTTGCTATTAAAGGTATTCCAATCCGTAGCTGTTAAATAACCATCTACTGAAGTAGTTGCTGCTGGCATAGAAATGGCAGGTGTTGTGCCACCACTTGAAACTACAGGTGCTGTTCCCGTAACGCCAGTAACAGTTCCTACGCTTGCAGAACCCCCAAGGCTTGTACTAACACCATTGATAGTAATAGCTGAATTAGTAAGGCTTGCATTGCCAATATTGCTTAAAGTGTTGGTAGAACCTGAAATAGACTTGTTTGTAAGCGTATCAGTAGTATCCCTACCTACCAAAGTTGTTGTAGCATCAGGCAAAGTAACTACACGACCAGCAGTTGCTACGGCATCTAATAAGGTAACCGCACTTGCAGCACTACCTGAACTTCTAAAACGAATACCTTTGTTAAAGTCTGTACCATCGCTAATGGTGACTAACCCTGTGCCTTTTGGCTGGATATGTAATCCAACATTAGAACTAGAACCATCAGCATACACATGAAGCGGTACACCTACGCCTATGCCGTTTTTAACTGTTAGGAAATCTGTAGCTGAAGCAGTAGGTGATAACCCTAGTATTTCATTTCCGTTGGTGTCATTGATTAAATCAATCTTAGGCGCTGTTAATGTTTTATTTGTTAGGGTTTGTGTGCCTGTCAATGTAGCTACGGTGCTATCAATGGCAAAGGTGCGGTCAGCCGATAAATCACCGCCACCTGTTAATCCTGTTCCTGCTGTCAATGTGCGGCTAGTAGGTACTGTTCCGCTAATATCTGTTTGGGTTAAAACTACTGCGCCTGTATAGCCGTTTACGCTAGTTACGCCATCAGTATTGTCTATCTTTTGCCAGGCAGTACCGCTATACACAGCCCAATCGCCAATTTTCCAATCAGTAATACCGTTAAGATTGGTGCTGCCAGCAACACTAACAACATAGTAATAACCCTTAGTACCCACGCTAGAAGTAAGAGTAGGAGTATTAGTGCTTGCATCCCATGTTCCTTGATAACTTAAAGCACCTATAACTGAGTCAGGAATTTGGCTAATTGGTACTTTACCTGCTGAATCTAATGTTGCTACGCCTAATGCAGAACCAGCATCTTTAGTAGAAGCTGTACCAAGGCCAGTAATGTCGGTATTAGGAATAGTTGATGAAGCGCTTAGTGCAGATGTGCCAGCACCCTTAACATAGCCTGTTAGCGTACTAGCCCCAGTTCCACCATTAGGTACAGTCAAAATACCAGTAATGTTAGAAGCTGGAATGGTTACACCGCTAATCGTGCCGCCAGTAATAGCAACTGCATTAGCATCTTGAGTAGCCATTGTTCCCACGCCCGTAAGGGTATGGGTATCATTCCAGTCTGACGGCCTGATTAGGCTTGTATCTGCATCATCAGGGATGGTACTGACTTTGGTATGGGTTACTATGACAGCCATTAATGGACTCCCACTATTTTGCCATTCTCATCTCTAATTACTGTTTTGGGGCGATTTGCTTGTTCTTGTTGTTGTTGCAGCGTATTAATTAATGTTGTCAATGTCTGGGTCATTTGGTCATTACCTTGGGCGATTGTATTAGCAATCGGGGCTAATGGGTGTTCCATAGCTTCTGCCATATCTTGATTATCGTTATACGCTTCCATGCCATCATCTACACCAGCAGAAATACGAGCAGTTTCAATCTTAGCGCCATTGTTTACATAGGCAAGTAAGAGTGCTGTATTGCGCTCCATGTGCATCTTCATCTGAGCTAACTTAGCTTCCATCTCTCTATCGGCCTGATTTCTCTGAGCTTCTAATTGGAATTTAAGCGTATTTTCTTGAGCCTGGTACTCTTGTTTAGCTTTCTCTAACTCATTTTGAGCCTGCATTTTCTGCATCTCTAATTGGGCAGCCATCTGCATCTGTTGAGTTTTAGATTGGTTATCCATTTGGGCTTTTTGAACTTCAGGTGTTGGTGGCTTGGGTTGGCCTTCCATTTGTTTAGCTTGTTCTCTAAACTTATCAGCAGTTTCGTCAATCATGCCTTCCATTTGTTTACCAGCTTTAAACGCTGTTACGCCAAACTTGAGCATTTCCATGAGTAAAGGTGTGAGTTCAGGTGCAGTCTGACCAACAGGCAAGGCTGTCTGAATAAAGCCACTAACTGCGGACAAGAAAGCCATTCTGTCAGCTTTTTCTTGTTCTTCATCCTGATAAATCATGGAATCAGAGGTGACTTCAATCCTAAAGTTTTTACTAGCTTCGTCTTTTAAGAGGGCTAATGCTTGGGGAATGTGTTGCTTATCCGCATCAGATAGCTGCATTGCACCGCTAATCTTAATAATTGTTTCGTCTGTAAAGTGATTACAGATAATTTGAGCCTTGATTCTAAGTAACTCAGTAGCAAAGTCCACTACATTGTGCTGCATTGTCTTTAAGCGACCAGAGGCGTTATTAGACTTAATAATCTGTGCGCCAAGGGTTTCATTAGGGTCTGACTGTCCACGCTGAATGTCAGCAATACCCATGATTTCGTAGATTTGATTCTTAACTTGCTCCATTGCTTGATAAGCAGCTATCAAAGCAGTCGCAAATGGGGTAATGTCTACAAGGTCAATAGCGCCTCTCATGCCTTGTTTCTCGGCAAATGCTTGCCAGTTCTTAACAGGAATTAAGGTATTGTTTTCGCCTTCAGAGAATAAGCGGCTTAACTCACTAGAACTAGCATCATAGACTCCACGCACTTTAAGGGCGTTAATCAATCCATCAATACGGTCAGCCAAAGTATCAAGCTCTCTTGCTTGGTCTTGGTACATCGTATAGTCAGGGATTGGGTCTAAGCTGTCAGTTGTAATTGTTGAATAGAGTGGTTTTGGGCAAGGCCAGAAGTTCTCTAACTGAAGTGGGTCATCTCTTTCGTCAAGGATTTTGCCTAGTGACTTAGAAATCCACAGGACTTTGCCTGTTTCTTTGTCCCAGATTTCATAGACAATAGCCTGTGATGGGCCTTCACCCATTTTCTCATTGTAGGTTCTAGTAGTATCGGGTTTTGTATCCAATGGGATACGGTATCCTAAATCTTCACCAAAACGCTCAACCAATGCAGGGCGATTCATATAAACCTTACGCCATACTGCGGTTACTTCTTCCCATGTCCTTGCTACAGTATGACCAAAATCACGCCAATGCACATAATCCACAGGAGCGCACTCATACTCAATCCGTTCAGGAGCTTCGGCTGCTTCAGCGCCAGGCGTTTCTGATTCATCCGTATCCTCTGTAATCTGGTAACCATCGTCAGGTTCTCCATCAGCATTAAAATGTGGTTCATAGCGTACCCAAGCTGTGCCTCTACCGCCCAATAGTCTGTCTAATACTGAGTTAGACATAGCGGCTTTATAGTCGCTGTAATGCTCTAATTCAAACTCTAAAGCTCTTTCTAGCATCATTGAAGCTACTCGACCTATTGGGTCGTTATCTCTAAACCTACGGCTTACATCAGGGCGTGGCAGTCTAGCAAAGATAGCTGGGGTAATAGTTTGGACATTAGACCAAAGGATATTAAAGCGAGCATTTGGGTTGTTTTGGTAACGGGTGTCATCTCTATATCGTTTGACAATGCGTTCTGCCCGATTCTGCCAGTTTTTATATGTCCGTTCGTAGGACAAAATGCAGTTATACCAATCCTCGTAAGAGTGAGCTACTTCGCCTTTATCTTCTGCCATTAAATTCTCCCGCCCGTAGTCCTTTGTTTATGTTTCCAAAGGTCATTAAGGCTAACATCTGTTTGACCGACAAATAAGCCCTTAATCGAGTCATCTTTCGAGGCAACTTTTTCTTCTTCCCGCCAGGCAATACTTAAATACCTAAAAGCATCGGCAGAGTGGGATGTCCAATCGTGCCTAGGTCTATCCCTAAACACTTTCTTATCTTCGTCATACTCTCGCTGATATTGCCTTAAACACTCTATGCCTTCCATGCACTTATCACCATCAAACCAAGCTCTCTGTAACGCCATGCGACTTGCTTGTATTCCGTCTTGAAGTGACAAATTTGGCACAATTTTCATAGATTCTAATGGAATTTTAGCAGAAAGTTGCTCAATTATCGACTTTCCACCAGAACTTAATGTTTTAGCTCTTGCATCATGGGGCAGCCAATGTATCCCATAATCGTAATCTTTAGACTGTATTAGCCCTGTATAAAAAGGGACTGATTGACCATTACTTGAATGATGCTCTAAGACTCGTATCTCGCCATGGATGACTTGATACCACCAGATTGAGGTGCTATCTGTATAGCCTAAGTCCCAAGCTGTATTTACTTTATACATACTGTCGTACTTAACCTTAGTGATTCTGCCTTGGTCTGTCAGTAAGCGCATCTCTTTACCGTAGTAAGCACCAACAATAGCGCTTTCAAAGTCACATTCAAACTCTTGTAGGTATTGGTCTTGAGTCATAGACTTAGCTGCGTCTGCAAGCTCTGAGTCAGGTATTAAGCCAGTAACACTAGCTCTTAAGGTCTTTACATACCAATCATCTTTGTTTACTGCTGCGCTATAT